CAGATCCTGTACCGGCGGCTGGATACATATATGGCAGCGTCAGTTCAGAGCACTTACGCGCCCGAAGGACATAGGAGGAACGCTCCCCATCCAAACGGTTCCACTTCTCCTTAGCCGAGTAGTCCATTTAGTAAGCCCCAGGGATGTTGGCACCGGATCCATTGTTCGTCGGGCGGTTCAGGGGGATCGTCAGGAGATCCAACCCGAAACCACCGGGCTTGCGCTTTGCCATGGTTGCTGCCGTAGCCTTGAAGGATTCAGCCATCTTGACGGGTGCCGGTGGCGGTGGTGGTGATGGTTGTGGCTTCGGGATCGAGGGCATACACATGGTTATTTTTCCTGTTGTTCTTTGAGCTTCAGTTCGAGGAATTGGATGACTGACCAACTCCCAAGGCGATGCCAGATAGCGCGGTCTTCATCATCCAACCGAGGGATGGGTAGAGGGAACCGCGCCTTCAAGGCAACGATCAATTGGGGATTGATTAGCGGGATTTCAGTATCCTTCATTCCATAGGTACCAATCCAGGCAGGATGACCTCGCCGGTGTCGTTCAATTCCATGGGCAAAGTGTTCTCCCGGATCCGGTTGAGAGTCCATTGGTAAGCCGCAAGGTTCCAACGGGCAGCCTGTAGATGGGGCTCATCCCGGTGACCAATCATGTACTTGGTCAGATGCCGTAGGCCTGAGTCGAGGTAGCGCGATAAGGGCTGCCCCTTCTCCCAGTTGCGATCCCCATACTTCTTCGCACCCAACTCCATGTACCGGGCATCTGCTTCGATGATCTCCCAAGGGAGGAGATCGAACCTACCCTTGCCCTCCCGTGTATCCCGGCGGCTACCTGTGTTCCACTCCTGCCGCTTGCCACTGTCCTTCAGGCTGATCCCTGCGATTTGATGATCACTCATTCGACCACCGAGTGCTTTCCGTAGTGGACGATCTTGGGTGCCTTGGGCTCCACACGGATGTCATCACCACACCCAAGGTTCACCAGGCGAACCTCAAGCTCACGGATCCGAGCGAACTGCTTCTTCTCTTTCTCCATGTAGTAGTCGAGTTCAGCCAGGGTGTCGGACAGTAGGTTGTCTGAGATAATCCCGTACTTGCGGCTTGCCTCTAAACGCTCTATCAATGTTTGCTTCTTTGCCATAGCAGATACTTTCAGTAATCGGGTGAACCGTCGATGATGAAGAACAAGAGAGTGCTACAGGCCGCTAAGAACGCGATAGCAAGCCCAAAGTGAATGAGAAAATCAAGCATGGCTTGGCTCCCATAGGCGAACGCGACCCGTCTTCTTGACATAGTCACCCTTGCGAAGGATGTAGGCACACCGGGCTTGTGTGATGGCTACTGATGCTGAGAGCCCTGCTTTCGCATAGGTCTCCACAACACCCGCCCAACCACCCTCATCAACGATCTTCTCTGCCCGCACTGGACCAATGCCTGGGCACCCTGGGTACCCATCGACTCTGTCGCCGGTGAGCGTTTGGATCAGATGGGTTCTATTGGCATCCGAAGGGGTAACCGTGATCACACCGGCATCAGGGTTGTTGGGGTTGAACCAACGACCGGGGATGGTCTTCATGTCCTTATCAGCGGAGACAATGATGGACTTGGTCTTGCCTGTTGCGTAGATGCCCATGACATCATCAGCCTCAAGGTTCTTCCAGGTCTGGCAAGGCCAACACTCATTGATGTAAGCGCGGAGCTCCACGAAGCAGATGGGCTTACGGGTTGCCTTACGATTTGATTTGTACTCCGGGTACACACCCTTTCGGAAGTTCGTGTGATCCGTAAAGCAGACTGTGTAGGAGTCTCCCCCAAGTTTCTCAACGAACTCCACGATGTCTACATCAACCCGACTCTTAGCCTCAGCGAAGTCTGAGTGGAGCGTGAAGAAGTCATCACCCCAGTTGATTACCTTCTCTACCGAGGCGGCTGCTGTGTATGCGAGGATGTCACCATCGATAACAATATGTGTCTTCATGTCTCGTCCCTACCATCTCGCTCTTCAGCATTCGTAATCATGTTCCGCACCCGCATTGAGAGCATCTCAGTCATCCCCAGCATCTCGGGAGCACTCCCATTGGTTTCCATAACGATTGCATAGGTGGTCTTGGATCTGTTCTGGTACCCAAAGAACACGAAGCAATCCATGCGCTTATCGATCTCTTCGAGTAGTTCTGTGGTGCTTGCAAGTTCAAGGTCTTTCATGGCTCTCCTTGTCCGTAGTCGATTCTTTTAAGGGATTTGATTCGTCGCATGAGTTGCTTCCGTTGTTCAGACCCCGGAGGCCAAGTGCGGATCTGTGTCATCAAGGATGCCTGTGCTTGTTTCTCGATGAGGTATGGGGAGACCATCAAGGCAGCGTTGATTGCCTTGTCTCCCTCGACGACCCACTCCCAGGCTGTACGGGCGTTGGGGTTGGTTGTGGACTTGCGGTGGATGCACCCACCCCATTCCTTCTTGAGCGCAGCGAGTACCACAGGAAATGTGTTCGTGACACATAGGCGCGGGCGACCTTTGCGGTAGAGCTGGAAGCATCCTTCACCATCGATATAGCCAGCCAGATAAGCAATCCAATTGCTCCTTTCAATGAGTCTCGGCCCATGTAGCCCCGGTACGGAACTCACCATCGAGGGCACATCGGAAGCCAAGGGTTTCCCCTGCTGACTTGATGCAACCAACGGCATTGGTACCGATGTGATCTTCGAGACCCCGACGGCATTCGATTTGGAACTCATCATGGATCCATCCGATGACTGCATAGTCTTTCCCCCATTCGAGATTTGCCCAGGACATATTCTGAACGAAGTGCAAGAGTGCTTGCTTCATAATGACTGCACCGGCAGACTGAAGCAGTGTGTTCAACGCTGCGTGTTCTGAGCGGATAGGTAGATGTCTGCCATCGAGACCAATCAGGTACCCCCGCTTCGATGCTGCTGACACACACTCCTTGAGAACCTTGTAGGCACCCACCTTCTTCTCGAAGGAACCCCGGAGCCGCTTGCCTTCCTTCACGCCACCACCAACGGTCATGCCTAACTTGAGATCACCGGCTCCGTAGATCATTGCGTAGATCAGGGTCTTAGCGATGTTCCGCTTCTCTTCAAGATCTGCATTGTGCTTGTCTCGCTTAGTCCCTGGTGCAACGATGCCGAAGGCGATGGCGTTCGTCCAATGGATGTCACCATTGAGTACAGCCTTGCTGTAGAGACCATCGTCATAGGCATGGAGGAAGTGGGATAGGCAGCGAAGCTCTAGCCCCGAAGCATCAGCACCAACGAGTACCCAGTTAGGACGGGGTCCAAAGAGGCTGCGGCACTCCTTGCCATAGGGTGACCTTGAGGCAGGAACCTGCGCCATGTTGGGCTTACTGTGGGTTGCTCTGCCGGTGACTGCACCATTGGTATTGATGCGGCCATGGATGACTCCATTGCGGGACAACTTCACCCATGCTTCCTCACCCTCACCGATCTGCCCAAGACGCTTCACGATCAGTAGGTACTCACATAGAAGTTTGGCTTCCGGATAAGGGAGCTTTGAGAGCACAGCCTCATCGATCTTTGGTTGCCCTGAAGGAGTCACCTCCTCCGCTTGCCACCCGTAGAGTTCATTAAGACCTCTCGCAATGTCCATACGAGACCCTGGGTTGAATACAGCGGTCTTCACCTTGGTCTTCATCTGAATCATCTTGGCTGGGAACACCTTCACCAACTGTTCCTTGAGATCCACCCGCTTGATCAGTAGTTGCGCGGTGAGCCTGTCAGCACCAGGGCGATCAAAGTGCCACCCTGCCCGCTCAATGCGTTGGCAGATCCGAGCGACCCCGAGTTCCAACTCAACTGCCTTCGGTGCAGGACCCTGTGCAATCAGGTGCTGATAGAGAGCCAGGGTGACCTTGGTATCTACCTCGCAGTAGTCCTGCATCTCCTGAGTCCATGCTGACCAATCAGCGTTCTCACCGTAGGTGTCCTTGAGGAGCCCAAGACGCTGCCCCCATGCCTTGAGGCTGTGGCTACCAATCAGTTCCTTGTTGAATCCAACACGCTTCCAATCGTCATTGCGGAGGTCTGGGTAGACCAAGCGAGAGAGTGTCAGGGTGTCAAGGATCTTCTTGGTTGGAATGAATCCAAGGAGTTGTTGAAGGATCGGTAGATCGAAGCCAATGATGTTCTGACCAATGATGCAAGAGGCTTCTTGGAGAACCTTGATGGAAGCACCATGACCTGAGGCAAGACTTGTAGATGTAAGGATGGCTCCGGTATTCGCATCACGGGTGACGATGCACCAGATCCTTGTGGAAGCATCGAGTGAATCGGTCTCGATATCGAAGACCACAGAAGTGTCCAAAGTATTTGGACTATTGCTCATGATTCTTTCTCACTCCCGATCCAGAGCCGAACGTCTGCTGCTGTGCCCCGGTGGAGAATCCCTGGTGTCCCTGCTCCCATACCAGCACCTTCAATGTTGAAGCTGACCCACTCTGCTGCTTCCTCATCCGTCATTCCCTGCTTGACGAATACAGTGCACAGCTTCGGGTAGCTGTAGATCACTACAGGTGGATAGCCACATCGATCAATGAAGCCGATGACGGCCTTGTCTGCTCCGTCAATCCACAAGGTCTCGGCACTTTCCTTCTTTGCGGATTTATCCATGTTGGTCAACTAATTATAAGTGACGCTTTCGCCAAGGCAATAGTGCAATGCCGTGGATTTCCACGGAATTAGAAGGGAGCCTCTTCGACCTCTTGGGCAGGATCAAACATGACACATTCAGTTAAGCGACCAGTCTCCTTGTCGTACTCAAGTGCCATGCAGCACCCTGTCTCACCTGTGTAGCGACACTTCAGAACACGCACTCTCGTTTGGTTCTTATTCTCGCCCTGTTGGTTCCGCTCAAGGGCGATGACTGAATCACTCAGTTGAGCAATACTCTGAGAAGACCTGAGGTGTGACAGACTTACTTCACCGCCCTCTTCATGGCTGCGCCCATCGATACGCTTTAGGTGGCACACAACAAACAGGGTGATACCTGTCTCCTCCACCAAGGTGCGAAGCTTGGTCATCAGGTTGTCCAACATCCGCCGCTCATCACCTTGCCCATCATTGAGCCCGGATACTGCAATGGATATGTGGTCGAGTACTACAGCCTTGCACCCAAGTCCTTTACCCATGTAACGAATGCGGTCGAGGAGGTTCTGACCCTCGGTACTCCCGAAGTGGTCATAGAGGAACACCTGTCCAGCAGCGAAGACCTTATCGAAGGAGTCCCGTAGTTCCTTCGGGTCAGCCCCGAGGTGGAGCCGCTTGTTGGCTTCGAGACTCATCAGGCCAATAGCGGTACGCGCTACAGATTCCTCAAGGGCGATGTAGCCCACGGGGATCCCTGCTTTGATCAGACTGAAGGCGAGTTCACGGCAGAACTGGCTCTTACCTACACCTGTACCGGCGGTAACTGTGACGAGTTCCCCTGGGCGGATCCCATGGAGCATGGCCGACAGAGGAGCCCATGGGTATGGGATGCCCTCGGTTGCATCGAATGCTTGGATGCGCTCCCAGATGTCGTTGGCTGAAACGATGCCATCAGGGCGGAATGGTGGTGCTGTCCATATGGCATCAATCAGTTGCTTCGCCTTACCACCCTTGAGGCACTCGTTGGCATCCTTCAGGGGCAAGCGGGCTATGAAGGCTTTCCCGGGACTCAATACCTTGGCACATTCCTTGGCAGCGAGTTGCCCTGGTTCATCCATGTCAAAGGCGAAGACCACACGGTCAAACCCTTCCAACCAATCGAGGCTCTTCGCTACTGCCTTGGGTGCCGATTGGGCACCATTGGGTACCGATACCACCGGCCACTTGTGATCCTGCATCTGAGACAGGCTCATGGCATCGATCTCACCCTCGGTCACTACCACCATGCGCCCACTACCGGCGAAGCGGTGTTGCCCGAAGAGCACCATTTGAGTGGCATCACCCAGGATACGGAACTGCTTGTCAGCGGTACGGATCTTCTGAGCAATGATCTCGCCTGATGCGTTGCGGTACTGCGCTACCTGTACGGGTACACCAAGGTGCTCACCGATACCGTAGTTCCATGATCGGCAGGTTTCCTCGGAGAGACCTCTACGCTCAAGTGTCACATATTCGGTTTCAATCATTGCTGCGAAGTCCTTCCGCTGTGGGGTTAGCGCGGTAGTTCCATCACCACGCTCATGGTGTTTGCATCCAAAGCAGAATCCGTGACCATCGGAGTACCGCGCTAGGTTGTTCTTGGAGCCACAGGCCGGACAAGGCTCATGGCGCACAAAGGAAGCTTCAGTCACGGAACTGATCTCCCGGGGTAACTACTGCCGTTCGATCACCATTGATCCAAGTGCAGGACACCGTTTCTCCAAGGTGCTTTACGAGTGCCAAGGCATCCTCGCGGTACACGGGTAACCACTTCTCCGCTGATGATGACCCTTTACCTGGTGCCCCTGCTAGGAGCCGACGAATTGTCACACCGGCACCGTAGGGGTAGTCACCTTCAAGTGCGTAGAACGACACTGTGATCAGGGATCCACCACCTCGGTACTTGATGATGTCTTTCATGCTTCCAGCGCGTAGTTGCTGCGTGATGGTGCAGGAGTTCGATTAGGTGTGATGCGGTCATCGAGTAGAGGCATCTGTCCAACAAGTGTTGAGAGGAAGATGCGGAGTGAGCGGATCTCTAGGCGATCCAAGGTTGCAAAGGTGTCTGATCCAAACTCGATCTTCAGTTCACCACTCGTTTCCGATACTTGGCAGAAGGAAGGCTGACTCGGATCATCACTGACCAACCGTGGATTGAACACTTGCTTGTAAGCCATATTGATTCGTTTCTGTTAGGTGCATCATGGAGCCCTGTTGCTCCTGCTGCGCTGCTGCTAATGACTGAATGAATGAAGGGGTGTCAGATAAACGCATCATCAACAACCATTCGCCGCGATCTCTCCGCATCACAACAGCAGGACACTTCTTGCCCTTACTGTCCTTGATGGCCTGTTCGATGAAGTCATAAACAGCCAATGACTTCCGTAACTTCACCTCGAAGTGCAAGCCTCCGGTACCACCTAGATCTGCCGAGAGGCTCCCGCTTGATTGGGCTGCCCGGAAGCAACCAGGGAGACCTAAGTGCTCCCTGATTGCATCCCGTGCATCCCGTTCCCCACGCTTCCCTCGTTCCCGGTTGTTCATCAGAAGTCTTGCGCCTTGGGTGACTTCTTCTTAGGAAGTGACTCTTGCTTAGGTTCTTCCTTAGCAGCCGGTACTTTCTTATCCTCCTCAAAGTCTGAGAAGGTCTCCGTAGTGAAGCCCGCATCAGTCGCGCCGAAACCGAAGTCCGATGCACTGGATGGCATACCTTCGCGGAGCTCAATGATCTGTACACCACGAAGACGGAGACTCAGACCTACCCCACCGATACCTGGTTGATTCCAAGAGGTGATCTCAACAGCAAGTCGAGCGCGGCTTCCATTGCCTACCCGGATATCACCCTCAAGCTTGGTGCCGCGAGAGTCAAAGAGTGCTGGACGCTGAACCCAAGTCTTCCCTGACTTGGTCTCGACATTCGCCCGCAACTTTGCCTTGACTACCAACTTGCCCTCTTCGTTGCGGCTGTAAGGGAGCGAAGGGGATGTCTTGACCTTCTTGCCACCAGAACGCTTGGTCTCGTCTTCAACAGCAGCAGCGAGTGCCCGTGCGAGGGTTGCCTCAAGGGCATCCGCATCAGCACCTGCTTCAAACATGATCCGGGTGCTGTAGGTACCCGCTGCATCAAACTTCATGTCCGGCTCAGTCAAG